TGATGATCATTGGGATGCAAATGAATGAACCTAGCAATAACATCATCAGCCTCAGCCCGCTCATGCCTGATAACCGAACAATTAGTCTTTTCTTGCAAGTATTGAGTAAAGGTAGAGTATGTTTCCCAAAACATCTTATTCTCTTCTTCCTCTTCCTCAGTCATTGCTTGATTAGCAACTGCACGATTGGCTTTGTAGGGCTTATAGAAGTCTTTACGCCAACTACTACCCTCGGTGCAAAAAACGACATGATCGACACCAAACTTTCGGACAACTTGGTTGACACCGGCTAAAGTTAAATGTAGGGCCATACCCACCTTTTCCCAAGCATTGCTATTGCGTGATGCCACGTGCCTAGCGCGGAAGAAGGAATTGGCAGTATCGATAAGTGCATACTTCATTGTAATTGCCTAGTTTTTATGTTACTATAATAGTAGCATATTATTGAGATAAAGTCAACTGACTTCAGTTTTGCCGTTACCCAAATCTTTAGTATTAACCATTCTAGCATCACGGTGTGGACGGTTGCTGGGATCAGCTTGTTGCTGTTCATACACTTCTAGTGCGATATTGCGACAAATATTTTGGAACCAACGGTCTACTAGCACGGTGTCCGTATCTGTATCTTTTTGTTTGTATCCTGCTCTGATTAGATTCATGATAAACTTTTCATTCCAATCTAGCTCAAACGCACCCGTGTTGATGTCATCAGGGTCAATATCCATACTTAAAATATTGATGTAAGGTTCACCTGCTGCTGTTGCTTTTTCTTTAGGAGTAAGTTCAGGCTCAGGCGGTTTCTCTTTGGGCTTGCGAGGCTTTGGTGCTCGTTGAGTTTCAACTTGTTGTGGTTCTTCTATTGGCTTTGAGAAAAGTTTTCGTAATTTGTCAAACATTTTGTTATTCCTATTTTGTCTCTAAGTATCTATCTAAGAGTTTAAAGCTAGCTAGGTTTTTTGCCTTGCTTTCCGCCATGATATCGGCCCATTCCCAATGAGTCAATGCCCAATCGTTAACTGCATCATTGTGATAGAACTCGCTGTGGGCACGAAGTTTTTGTTTATTGTACCCCGATTCCATTAGTGTGTGAAGATTGGGTAGTTCGTGTCGGGAAATGCTAGTAAGATATTCTTCCCTTGAAACACTATAATGTATAACAGGGCGCTTACCACGCCAGCTATCAATAATCTTTTTAACACGAACATCGTTTGCTTCAATGTATTCTCCAGTTTTAATAAAATGATGATGAATATCTAGAACTAAAGCGCAAGTATCGGCTAGCTCCAAGCTTGCTTCGATACCCCAAGAGATTTCATCGTTTTCGATTGTGATTGTGTTTCTTGCTTCAGGTGACAATCTTCCAACCACGTCCTTGATACCTTTGGGTCCTTTTTTTCCTGAGATATGGACGTTGATTTTGAAGTCTTGGAATTGCTTCCCGTAACCCATGAACTTGGCCATGCTGGCATGATATTCAAACTCCTTAATGCTGTTATTTATCACTTCTTCTCTGTCGCTTGCAAGAACCGTAAACTGCCCAGGATGAAAAGACAATCTAACATCATTGGCTCTGGCAGTTTCCCCAATTGGTGCAAACAGTTGTTCCATTCTAGTAACTACATCGGGTAGCTGGTAAAAGTATTCCCAATCTTCATGAGTATACCCAGTCATCATATCACTGGTAAGTCGAACCATTCTAAGTTCAGGCCTAAGCGTAGCTACTCGCTTTACAAGATTGTGAGTGTGCGTAATGTTCTTTTCCATTACATCCCACATCTTTTGTTCTGCTACTTCACGCTGTTGTCTCTTAAGATAAGTAAGCGTAGTGCCACCTGTGTTTAATTCGGGAACACTGACGATTTCATTTTTATGATTAAGTTCAGACCACTTACACGCAAACCCAATTCGCTTGATAGCAGGATTAGTCAAGATATATATCCATAATGATAAATAATAGATACATTGTAACATAGATATACAATAAAGTCAACCAAAATTGGGTAAAATATGAAATTAGTTGAAATCATCACTGAAGCTGCCAATCCTGCTCAACAAGCCGCTATCGCTATTGCCAAACAAAAAACAAATGAAGCAGACACGGAATCGTGTCCTCCTGCTACTCAAGATATTAAGCTTAATCTTAAAAATAGACAAAAAGCCATTAATGAATATGGTTATGGACCACTTAATCCTGATATGCCCAATCGTAAGTTTTGGATGATTAAAGTTGAAGAATGGAATCTAGATAGCCCTGAAGAAGCAAAACAATCTTTATGTGGCAATTGTGCTGCTTTTGATCAAAGACAAGATACACTAGACTGTATTGCACAAGGTATAGGTTCGGATGAAGGATCGGAAGATCCCACTATAGACGCAGGCGATCTTGGTTATTGCAGATTCTTAAAATTTAAATGTGCTAGCCGAAGGACCTGTGATGCATGGGTCACGGGAGGCCCACTAGTTGATAAGCAAGATATGGCAGAAGGCTTAGAAGATAATAAACAATATTTCCAAAATTTGCATGATTGGCATTTAGCTGTTAGTAAAATACCACATGACCGATTTGAATCTGTTACTGGAAAGGTATATAATAACGGAGAAGTAGTAGCCTATTGGGATCACGGGCTACATTCAAAAGGTGGGTGGATTAAGGGCCAACAAGATGTGGATGAGGGCGAAACTTGGGCAAAGCACAATAACAAACGTGTAGGCGGGATGAGTAAAAAGAGTGTAGCCAGTTATCGCCGTAGCCATCCTGGTAGCAAAATTCAAACAGCAGTAACTACTAAACCTAGTAAACTAAAAAAGGGTAGCAAAGCCGCAGCACGCCGTAAAAGTTTCTGTGCAAGAATGCGTGGTATGAAAAAACATCGTACTGGTGCTAAAACTGCTAGAGATCCAAATAGCAACATCAATAAAAGTTTGCGTAGATGGAACTGTGAATCTGTTCAGGAATTACAAGAATTAGTAATGATTGCCGAACAATTTATCAAAAACAACAAATAATTATAATCCTTCAAACAAACTTACTCCTGCAGTTTCTTCTGTAGGAGTAAAGTTTGCATCTTTTGTAAGATAAGTATTTCTATCAGTGTAGATAACTTTAAACTTATGCCTATTACTTAATACGCTTTCAAAATCTTCTCGGGCTAAATGTGTTCGATTTAAATCATTTATATAATCACTGTACTTTACAGTTTCATACTCATTGATTTTAGCAGCATTTGTTTTAGATTGGTGCGACTTAAAATTATTAAGAAAATCTACCCAACCCACTTGTGTAGTTGCATCCAATGATTTTACATATTCAAGTGCACCAGTAGAATAATATTCTTCAGGGGTAGATTGATATACTAACTCAATAATTTGGTGAGCATGATCCATATCAGTCATAGTATAATGCTCATCTGCAAAATTATAGCTCCAATCTTGCGTATCTAATACCACGCAAGAAAGATGTCCTAAGCATTCCATAAAAGCGAATGGATAATTTTCACGCAAGCTTGGCATAAAAAATACTTTACAACTTTTAATGAAATCTACTTTCTCTTGCCCAACAATACCTATTCTAATTTCATAATCGGTGATACCCGCTTCTTTAAATGCCTTTTCAAACTTTTTAGCACCGTTAGCATTAGTCATTACTTTGCAAGGTAAACCGCATTCCTTCATTACTTTGATATAAGCCTCAGGATTCTTACCTTCTTCCCAACGTCCAATAAATAAAACTCCTCGCCTATCACCAATATGTGGTTCAAGTAGCCCTCGTTCGGTCATTGGCATACGCAACAACTGACAGTTAGTGGCCCCAAATTTAGTTAGTTCATCTATGTTTTTTTGACTTTGAGTACCAATAACAATATCATCAAACTCCATGTGCTTGTTGTAAAAATTGTGATAAGAATCTAAAAATACATCACTACCCTGACTTTCTCTAAAAATCATACTATGCAGATGAGTGTAAAATACTACAGGTATATACTTATGAACAGTCATAGCATATGCAGCAGACATAGATTCTTGTGTGTTACATACAATCATGTCATATATATTTTCTTGAAATGCGTGTAAAATAGCCTTACGAAAATTAACTATTTTTTCAAAGTTAATCGTATCACTAAATGCAAATGTAGCAGTATGATCACTATATTTTAGCGATTCTGGGGGATAAACTATATTGGCACCCAGTGATTTAACTATTTCGCTGAAATCATTGGTAGGTTGTTTGTCTAATACAATATCAACTTTCCAGTCAATTCTGCCGCACATTTCAGTGAAACCTTTAGCAAACTGTCCTATACCGCCGTGTGGTATAAAATGTTGATCACTTATTAGAAATGCTACTCGTTTATCATAAGTACGCATTACTTACCTTTAAAAATCTTACGCATAGTATTATACCATTCTTGGGCATCTTCTTCAGTATCAAATCGAGGACTTAGTTCATAGTCGGCATCAACTGTTTTTACCCATACCCAAATATCATCAAATTCATCAAAAATCAAGTTCATATATTACCTTTTTAATCTCCACAAAATATGTGCATTCTTCTCGTGCCAACGGTGTTCAGAAACAAAATCAATGTCTCCTGCTCGCCAAGTAGCAGTTAGTTTATAACCATACTTTAACCAAATTCTCTTACCTGTTATATGACATCGTTTTGGTATCAAAGCAAAAGTTAGAACAGCAGGTTTGCATTTACTATAAAAAAATTCATCATAGGGTAAAGTATCCAACACTGAGTATCCTAATTTTTTTCTATATTCATTATACTTCATGTGCCCCATTGAACTATTAAATTGTATCCCGCATCTTTAATTTTGTTCTCATACATAATTGTTTTCTCGTACAAATCTTTCATTGGAAGATTGACTACAGGATGAATAATTTCTGGATCAAATGTTTCAGGGCAACCATGCCAAAATCTTCCATGGTATAAGTATACAGTATTTGTTTCAGGATCAAACCCGTCTACTTTGTATTTTACATCCTTTAACCATACTTGTCTATCCCTCACGCCCAAATCATCTAACCATTTTGTTTCACTTTTGCTCACAAAACTACCGGTTGATTGACTAGACCATGCGGCTATTTGAGCTAGTTTCAATCTCTCTAAATTATGTTCTTTGTAACATTCAAAACATTGACCTGTTTTGTTTCTAGCAATTGAACTATAGTAGATATTATGTTTGGTACACCGAATATTTGACAAACGCTTGTACTTACCAGATTCATCTATAAAGCATTCAGTAACATCAATATCTGTTCTATCCCGTAACGCTCTTTCTTTTAAATCATCCAATGAGTTAGTTCGTTTCTCCCACATTTTCCCGCTGTCATAATATCCCTTGCGACAACAATATTTGAATTTTTTTATCTGCCACGGCAAAGCAAAGTAAGTTCCGTGCATACATTTATATTCAATTTTAGTATCAGTATTAACATAATCACCTATTATTTCTATACCCAACTCTTTTGGGATTTCTTGTTGAACTATTTCTTTGGTTTTCTTATTAGTAGGATTAGTCATATTCCCCCTCGCATTATAAAACTTTCTATACTTATTTAGTAATGCGTGGGGTAAAAAATATATGACTATTTTATGTCCCGTGTTCGTTCTTGAACAAAGGCACCTGAAGTCTATCACTGTATCTAAGACCATGCTTCATTGCTAAAAGAGCAACATTCTTATTATTCATAGTGTATACACTTTCAACGCCACCAACAGGCATTAAGTATACAGGCCCTCTAAATCCCTCACTACGATACAGCTTGGTAACTTCTAGTGCTTCGTTGGCATCATCTTCATTAGCAACAACAAATTTAAGATAAGTAAATCCCACTTGTTCATATTGATACACAACATCAGGTTTAATTGCTGCTTCTCTAGCTTCACCTGATACACTTAATTTAGGGCTTACACTAAAAGTAAGTGCGCTGCGGCCTTGGCCCATGATACCAGCCCACGTCCAAAGATATTCTTTTAACTCGGTACTAAGTAATTGAGTACCATTAGTTTCAAAAGTAATAGCTTTAAGATCCCGCATCTTTTCATGTTTAAGTAAGTCAGGATAAGCTCGCTGCCAACCTAGTAAAGGCTCACCACCTGTAATAACCAAATGTTCATCCCGCCATTCACCAAATGGCAGAATTTCCATAATGCGTTCTACAATAGCATCTACAGTAAGCATTGGGCTGAGGTCTTTGAAAGTAGGATGCCAACTAGCATAACTATCACACCCTGTGCTAACTAGTGGCAGTTCTTTATAAGTTGCATATGGTTTTAGTGTATGGTTTAATGCTATAGTATCTGCTTCTAGACTTAGTTCGCCACGTGGCATGCCAAATCCTGAGCAAGTAAAGTTACAACCAAATGTTCTTAGGAACACGGATGGGACTCCCATGAATCGGCCCTCTCCCTGGATACTATAAAATAGCTCACTAATTTTTAGTTTAGCCATGCGTTTTTTCCTCTTGTACAATACCATATTGTTTATACAACCACGCTACAAATTTATCAATCTCTACACTATCACTATCTTCTTGTGATTGATATACTCTAGCACCCAATGCTACTTTAGCTAACCATTCTTTATCTATCATATTTTTATCCTTCATAAATAGCTGAATTTGCACCATGCTCAAATACTTCTACACTTTTTACTCGCACTGTGGGATTAATAGTGTATCGCAAATTACCATCTGCTAGTAACTCACTCATTTTGTCATAACACATTTTAGCAAACATTTCACAACCTACCCCGTCAACTTCTCTAAGATCACATAGACCTTTACTTTTTAGAAATTGAAATTCTCCCAACTGGGGATCATCTTTAGCTACTATCAGTGTATGATCGAACATTGAATCTGCCCACTCTTTAAATGCCTTTAGACCACCAAAGTCCATACACCAATTTTTATCGTCTAGCGTATCACATTCAAAAATCAGTTTGATACCAATCGAATACCCATGCAACAATGAACAATGACTATGGGTAGCACGCCACTGTCTAAAACAGCAACTTAGCCCCCTGTCAGTGCCATATGTTTTTGTACTATAAAATTTTCCCATTATACTACCTTTTTCTGTTCTGCTTCTGCTACTCGCTTGCGTAAGCTACTTGAACTAAAGCTATGGTCTCTGCCATTAAATACCAGTTTAATATTACGCTTTTCGCAAATAGCACGACCGGTAAAATCTTTTTCCATGTACTCAACCCCTAGTATACGCACATCTACAGGTAAAGTCAACAAGATATCTTCCAAATCCTTTTCTGTATTATATACTACTATTTCATCTACAAAACGAACTGCGCTTAGTGAGATTTGGCGTTCTACGATACCTTGTACTGGTGGATTTTTTGCGTCTGGGCGATCCCAAGAAGCGTCATTTTGTAATCCAGCGATTAGGTAATCGCAATGATTTTTAGCTTCACTTAACATAGCAATATGCCCAGCGTGAAGGATATCAAATTGGCTAAAGACAATACCTACAATTTTACCTGCTGCTTTGATCTCTTTTATTTTATTAAAAATCATGTTAACCCTTTCTTGCTAATTGGTAAAATTCTGCCCTAGCTGCTGGATCAGATTTGAACCCACCACCTAGCTTACTTGTAACAGTAGAACTACCTGTATCTTCTACACCTCGTGAAGCGACACAGTAATGTTTGGCATCAATCATAACCGCAACATCTTCGGTCTCTAAGATGAATTGTAGAGCATGAAAGATTTGTTCTGTTAACCGTTCTTGAATTTGTGGACGCTTGCTAAAGTATTCTACAATACGATTGATTTTACTTAATCCAAGTACCTTTTGATTGGGAACATACGCGACAGTTGCTAGCCCATCGATAACCACAAAATGATGTTCACAGTTACTTTGTACATTGATATTGCGTTCGCATACCATTTCATTGTACTTCATTTTATTGTCTACTGCGGTACATTTAGGGAATGCTTCATAATCTAGTCCCCAAAAGATTTCGTTGACATACATTCGGGCAACACGCTTTGGTGTTTCAAGCAAGCTGTCATCACTTAAATCTAGACCCAATGTGTGCATGATAGAATGAAAGTGTGCTTCAATCTTGTCAATCTTTACTTTGCGGTCTAGCGTGTTTGCATTAATAGGAGTTTCAACACCCATTTTAACTAGATGTTGGTGTACTCTTTGACCCAATTCAGGGTCTGTTTTTGTTTTATTATAACTCATAGACAACCTTCCTTTGTGATGGTTTTTGTTTTGATAGTTTGAGACCTTTGTGTCTCATCTTTATTTATTCACTTTACATGCAAATCATTTATTTGTCTGTTTACCCTGATAAAGGTTGTACATTTTGAAAGTTGTTTTAGAGTAGGAGCGCCTACGTAGGTACATGTACTGCGTAAACCACCAAGTATATCTTTGACTACCGCGTTGATATCACCTTTGTAAGGGATCGTAACTGTACGACCTTCACTGCTACGATATTCTGCTACACCACCATGATGCTTGTTCATGGCAGTATCACTACTCATTCCGTAGAATTCCACAATCTGTTTACCGTTGTCTTCCAAGACCCGTCCTCCGCCTTGATCTGTACCAGCAAGCATACTGCCCAACATAACAAAATCGGCACCAGCACCAAAGGCTTTAGCAACATCGCCAGGACAAGTGCAACCACCATCAGCGATAATATGTCCGCCAAGGCCATGAGCAGCATCGGCACACTCGATGATGGCACTGAGTTGCGGATAGCCCACGCCAGTCTGAATCCGTGTAGTACATACGCTACCAGGACCAATGCCCACTTTAACGATATCGGCTCCACGAAGAATTAGCTCCTGAGTCATGTCAGCCGTAACTACATTTCCTGCAATGATAGTGTGCTTGGGATATTGTTTACGAATTTCAGCAACAAAATCACCAAAGTGTTCACTATAACCATTAGCCACATCGATACAAATAAAGCGTATAGCTGGTATCAATTCTAAGATCGATACTAACTTATTTAGATCATTATGACCAATTCCAGTAGATACGGCTAAATAATCTGTACCAATTCTAGTGAATAACCTATCCCAATCGGTTGGATCATAGCTTTTTACCAAACAAGTAAACATACGATGGTAGTGTAGTGCTTCTGCTACTTTAAACGTACCTACCCCATCCATATTACTAGCCATAATGGGAACACCTGTCCATTCTTGCCCGCTGTGCTTGAATTGGTAGGTACGGTTTAAGCTTACTTCTTTTCTGGAAGCTAGAGTACTGCGCTTTGGTCTTATTAGTACATCTTTGAAGTCTAGCTTTACTTCATTTTCGATATGCATTAGTATTTGCTCTCTTTGGTATGTTTACGATAATCAGTTGACATTCTTAGATATTTCTCGCCCTTGCCTTCTAAGATATCACAGATTCTATCAATAGTTTTATCATTATAATCACTGATTTTGCCAATAGCAGGATGAGCTTTTTTCAACAAGATTTCTAGTTTAGTAACCGCATCTTCTAATGACCATGGAATATAAAGTCTTGTATGATCATTGGCAAATGTTTCTGGGAAACTACGATATGCAGGATATAGAACATTACAACCTAGCGCATCCGCTTCACTAACAGTATTACTTACCCAGTCTTGTAGCGCACAGTTGAACACTACTCTGCTATCATTTAGAATGTCATAATACTGATTCTTTTCTAAATTCTCATAAATGATTAGCTTTCCAGATTCTTCCATCTTTCTAGTGCGCTTCATATAGCTATCGCTATTACTACGCAATTTGCCACCACTGCATACACAAAACTCAGTATTGGCTCGGGGATTTCTCTTTGTATATTCTTCAATCAAATCCATGTAGAAATCAGGCTGCTTCTCCTGATCCCAACGAGCCGAGAATACTACTCGCATTCTACGATCATTGAATGGTTTCATTCTGTCTACACGGCTTTGAACTTCGCGCTTACCAAATGCTAGTCCTGAGATATTATAGATTGGAGCGTTCCAACCTGCTATCTTCATGTGCATTACCATTTCTTCATTCGTTGCTAATACGCCATCTACAAATGAGTCAACCATTTTTTCATAGTGCCCCATCCACTTTGACATACCCCAAACATGTACGAAATCATCAGGATCAATGGATTGAGCAAGACAGCGAACAAACACACGAGGACGATGTTTAGCATCGATTTGATTGAGAATATAAGGTAAGCTTTCGATACCTGGTTGAAACATGTCCTCAAAGTAAATAACATCTTCATTAGTTACCTTACCTTCCTTCATCGATTGAACCAAGTTCATTAATTGGCTCATACCAAAATAAGTACGACCATGAGCATCCAACACCTGGCCAGTAACAATTTCTTGATCACTGGTCAGGGTAGAGCCTGGTACGACTACATGCTTAATACGCCTACGATTGAAAACCTCAGTATTCCAATCTGTTAGTTGTAGTGTGTAGCGGGCTTGGTAAGGTTCTAGGCCCATGTACCATAGCGTTCTCATTGATGTGCAAAAGCCTTAGCATCTTCCATCCACTGATCCTTGGGATGCTTGTTGCTTAGTAGCTTGCTGTATTGACGATATGCGTAACTACGCATATCATATAGTTCCGATTCATCATACTTGTAACCATACTCCCTGCAAAAGTTTAGATACTTTTCGAGGTCATCGAAAAGTTGAGTTACACGGGGGTTAGTTTGATGATTGATCTTTGCCATGATAGTTTTTCCTTTAAGGATTAAGTTGATTAAAGTTTGTTGTAATAAATCGTAGCACCGTTTTCACCATCTTCTGAGACGGTAATTTCAATGTCACGGCCTTGATAACGACTAGCGATTTGTTCATAAAGGTCATCGCTAATCATTTCACAACTACGGTAATTAAGTTCTAGTGTTCCGCGATACAAATTTTCTAACCATCGCTTGAACTGGATAAACTCAATATCTCGGTCGTTGTGAAATACTTGAATCGCCACATTAAAGTGAAAAATGTGACGATGTGGTGTGCCTAGAAAACTAACATCATATTCATCGTTAGTTTTTAGTTTTGGATCAGTTGCAGCAGCAGGATACAAATGAATACCTTCTTTCTGAAAAGTAACCCAAATCATTCTTTTTGCCGCATTCTTAACAAGATTACGGTTTTCTTGTAGTGCATATGTTCTGCTGATGTCAATATCATTCGTCATCTAGATTTACCCTTTCATGATCTTCTTCAAATTGAAGTTTGCGTAGCCTGCTTAATTCACTTAACAGTGTTACCTTTTGTGAGGTAGCAGTTGCTAAATCAGCTATGTTATTTTCTGTGCGTAGAGTTTCAATTCTACTATCTACAATTTTAATACTTTCTTCCAACATCTGAATTCTATTTGTATAAGACATTGTTATTCTCCAAGTGTTTCATTAATTGCGTCATCACTATCTTCAATGATGTCCTCAACTTCATCATTAACATCATCTTCAACAGTAAACAGTTGGTCAAACATAGTCATAGCATTTACAGTTTTTTTACCTGAGAATCCCTGACTACCTGATTTCATTTGCATCCAAAACCTATCATACTTGTCGATTAGTTCTAAACTCTTTTCACGGTCTTTAAGAGAAAAGATTTCATCAACGATTTCACTAAACCTAACACGCTCAAAAGTTTCATTCATTACCATCTTGGGAATAATACCACTGTCGTATCTACGGTTAGCTTCTTGCACAGCATGAATATGCTGATATACATTATGTGCTTGAAGTAGTGTATAACTCAGTGTATCCCAACTTGTTTTAGTTTCTTTACCCTGATTATTAATAAATCCAACTCCCCTATAGCACAAGTCCTTAATAAGCATTCTATCAGTAACGGGGCTATCTGTAAAGAGTTTATGGATACCATCAGCTAGTACAGCATCACTAAATTTCCTAGAATCCTGTGCATAACTCTTATTTTCAGCAGTTTTTTCCATACTGTATGACCATTTCTTATTATGCTCAATCGCAGTATTAAAATAAGCTAGACCCTTTGCTGCCGAGAAAAATGGGCTAGCACAGTCAAAAGTAATCTGTAGTTTTGGGTTATGATACTTACGAACTGCTCGCTGAATATCCGAAAATAATACAGCATATTCTAAAATAGAAGTACCCAAACAGTGAATCAAGTCATGCTTACCTTCTTCTAGCAGACCATCATGGATAATATGCACAATACGCTTTAGGGTAAGATGAATATCGATTTTAGTTTGTCCCCCAAACGCCCAACCATTGAAATGATTATCAGGGTAGATGTTTGGGTCACAATATTTTTTCATCTCTTCATACCATTGATCACTTTGGGTATGATTTAAACCTTGCAGTACATTTAAGAACTTACATGCACCTGTTCGGTTTTTAATAAAGTATTCGTTATTAATATGGGTAGCGTCGATTGCTTCTTGAATTGTACTGATACCATGGAGTGATCGGCCCGTTTTAGGATCTTTTAAATGAAATGTGCGTAGAGATTGTGATGGAATATCTAGACACATACCATAATCCATATACTCATCCATCCATTTAAGCACTGCTTGACGCTTTTCCATAGCCTTAGGACAGTTGGGATCTTTCCAATCTGCTGGCCATTGACCTTTTAAGATTTGAAATCCACCTGAATCACCCAACATAAAAGTGCCAGCTTCACGATCCCTAATAATACTTTCAGCAAAATCTGTTACTGTGGTATCTAGGTTAGCATGACCAGCACTATACAGTCCCCACTTATAAGTATAAAGGCCCTCTTTACTATTTAAAAAGTTAAGCTTTTCTACATCACCTCCAAAGCCTTGGGGGATTCTTGCTGGATCAAAATAATTTGCACCATTTCGTTGCTTGCCTAGACCTGCAATAAAGAATGATGAGACTGCGGGCAAAAATAGTGCCCAATCAGGTTGTTGCTCGGCTGAAAGATTTCGTTGTTCCATTAGGCTTTTGTTTCACTTTTTAAAAGTATCTTAACCATTTCGATTTGATCTTCTTTTTCTTTTAGTTGTGCGATCAAGCTTTTCATTGTGGGATTAGTTTCTGCTAATTGGTTACGCTCGGCTTCTTCAGCTTGTTTTTTTCTAGCCCAATTAAGCACTGAGTAAGTATCTTGGTCAAATTCAATAAGAGCATGAGCAGATTGTATGGGTAGCCAAGACATACCGTCATATACTTCTAGCGTACTAATAGTACCATTATAACGAACATCGCCTGGGCCATGGTTAGTCATATTAATATTATGGTTAGACATATTAATATAAGGCCAAGACCCAGTGTTGTAGGAGCCTCCTGACACAACCAACCCCTTACCACCTGATATGTTTTTAATCATTTTGACTGTGCGGGAAGTAGATAAGTGTAATCAGCAATACCACTATCAACTGTAATTTGTGCCACACCCTGATCAGAAAATTTAACTACTTTATCACCGGGTAGATCCATGATCGAAATAAATTGCTTAACTGGCCACATCCAAGCACGGCTAAGCGTACCTGTTACAGATGGCTGAAACACAAAATTACCTGAGTGAGTTGATGGGTCACCAAAGAAAATCTTAAGATCGCCCTTGTCTGTTTTTACAGTAAAGTTTTGTTCTTCACTGTTAGCAGTAGCTTGCTTTTTTAGTCGCATAATGCCTGCGATTGTAGGTTCAAATTCGACATTCCAAGTAGCACCTTTAAAGCCAACACTTTTTACTTTTTCTTCAATGATAGCTTTAGCCATCAAACGATAATCATTTACGAAGTCGCCCACTTTAGTTTCAAAGTGAATAGTTGATGGGATATCTACTCCATCTCGCTGAGTTTTGATTACTGTGATTTTAGCGTGTTCATCGTAGTCATCGAACCCAAGAATCGTTTTTAGTTTACCTAAGTTTGGCATACCAAACACACCTTCAAACTCGGGCATAGCAGTTTTGAACTTACCAGTTACGATAACGCTTTTATCTTCTGCTACAGCAGATACTTGAGTTTCTGCGTCAGTACCACTTACTTTAATCAGGTCTACGTTTCCTAGACCATGCATATGTTGAATAATGTCTTGTAAATAATCTTTCATTTGTTGTCCTTTGTTTAATATATTTAGGTAATTGTAACTTGCATTATAGTGGAATTTATTGCGAAAAGCAACAATAATTTACCCAATGCTGAATAAGTCATCGAATGTGCTGTTAGTATCTGTGCTAGATCCAATGTCCCAGCCCAGCACACCTAGTAAATTCTCAATCTTTTCATCTACTAGAGTTTTTTCCATAGCCTGATCATCAAATGGCAGTTCAACGAACCATTGTGGAAGTCTAAGCTCATCAACTGGATAAGCAATTGATGTAAATCCCAGTGCATTTGATTTAAGCTTACAAACAACAACCTTCATTCCATCAATAATTTTCATAGAATAGTTGTCACTGTTCATTCTACGCAAATAATTATAATTAAGTGCTGCACGAACATGCCCAGGCATATTAGCACGACCTGTTTTACTTTGAGCTTCTAACTCACCATAGCTAGTTAATTTGTTTACACCTTTTGGTGAACCTTTAGTCCAACTATCCTGTTCAGATAAAATTCGTTTGAATTCTTTTACTTTTTCAATCACTTCCTCACGACCTTTACCTTCTTGGATTACCATACTAAGCACATTCATTAAAAATTCTTGGATATACTTGGGAGTATCTGCTCGCTTTAAGTCAAGACCCATAGCTTTAATATCCCCTGCGCTACCATCTTTATCCTTACGCTTACCTTCTTTGTCAAAGATATTAATAGCATAGCGTTTTTTAACGATAAAGATTGCACGATCACCAATCAGTTCACGACCAGCTTTGATAATCTCGCCATTCTTTCTAGGGGCATGAAAGGCACGCTCCATAAATGCAGGGAACGAATCATTAGTTTGATCCGCTATACTATCATACAATCCTATGCAAAGTTCTTTACTCCACTCAACTTCACCCGCTGCTATCTGTGGTTCGAGAGTGGGATATGCAGTAAAATAGCAACTATCTGTATCACCATAAACGATTGCGGGGCCATCATGGTTGTATTCACCCTGAACGATTTCGTTTATTTGACTCATCATATGCTTAACAATCTGCCTACCACACAGTGTAACGCTTTGTCCGATTCGCTTATCATAGAACCTACAATGTGCGTTTAGTAGAGCACCATATGCACTATTAAGCAAAATCTTACGAACCAGTTGTCGTTTATCCCAATACTCACGATCTTCTTGAGTAGTAGATTCTTTCAGCTTCCGCTGCATAGTTTTTCTATCACTATACCAACGGGAGAGTAGACCTGGAATGATACCTTCTTTTTCATAAGTAAAGATAGTACCATTTGCACTTAGCATCCATGGTTTATGACTATCAAAGATAAGTTTCCAAATTTCTGCCGCACTCATTTCTACACTGCGACCATCTTCATAATCAAGCGTAAGCATAGTGCCACGTTCTTGGTTCATGATTGCTGTATATTCTAATGCACTAAACAGTCCCTCCCACAAAACGCTGCCAGTTACCGCGTCATCACCTTCTTTATGCCGCTTCTTTTCACTTGCTAATCTGTTACCCTTGTCCGACATGTATTGATTGGTAAGTGTTTGTCTAACTTGTCCAACAATTGTTTCTGGGGCCATGTTAAGAGCGCGGATAGCTGACGGGTAGAGTGAGTTGATGTCAACTGCCCCGACCCATTCGTGTATGCCCCTTTTGGGCGTAGCAACATAGGCACCTGCCGCTTGTTGTTCATCATCTGCATTTGAGTCCTTTCGTTTTTTGTCTGGTACTACTAATCCACGTTCGTGGGCTTCATTCATAATTGCCATTTCAATCATTGCCACTGAACCCATTACTGTTGGTAACAGCACTGTGTTTTCATGCGCTAGCTGATTTGCCAATTCTAAGAATTTAAGTTTATTGTGAATCTTAACCAACAACATAGTATCTTGTCTATTGTATTCAATAAACTTTTTAAAGTCTTTGTTATACAATTGATCAAGCGTACCTTCATATTGAGTTTTATTCTCCCCAACTTCTAACTCGCCAATAGCATCTAGTTTATAGCTATGTCTAGATTCATAGTTATACTTTTTGTATAACTGTAAATAGTCCATATGAATGCGACCAACCAAATCATAAGTTTGTTCTTCTTTACCAAACCTTTCATATGTGCGGGGTTTAGGAAATTGTCCCAGCAAACAAAATTTTCTAGTATCATCTTTACTCATTACGCGAGTAACACGATTTACCATGTAAGGTATATCGTATCCCTCTGAGTTCCAACCCGTCATAACATCAGCATCTTCGATCAGTTGAAAGAAGGTATCAAACATTTCTTTTTCAGAATTGCAAAGAAAACAATTAGGAAACTCTCTAACTATTTCCCAAGCAGTTTCTGGTGTCATATGCTTGGGAGCAATGACTAGTGTAACACATTGGTCAAGCCAATCCAAATAACAACTAATAGCAGTTACTGGATTAAAAGGATCTGTAGTGGGAGAGAATCCCTTATCTGGATCAAAGTCAACCTCAATGTCGAAGAAACATGTGTGCAGCTTTGGGGCATCGACACCAAGATAATTTTCACTTAGACAACGAAAAACTACTGGAATATCACTTTCAAATAATTTCTTATTTGAGTGAATTCGCTTTTCTTTTTCAAACTCTTGCCGCTTTCTAGTAGAGAATCTACTAACTGGATCATTATATAGACTGCGATACTTGCCCTTAGGATCGCTATAATAAAAAATATAGTTAGTAGGATACTCTTTGTATTGACGCTTGCCGTTATTGTCTCGCTCTACGACAAAAATACGGTCATTGTCTTTACTGTGAATCGCGTCTACATACGACATTAAAGGGTTTTACCTACAGTTTCAAGTAGATCGTTTAGTTCTTCATGATCTTTGTTAGTTTGTGTTAGGCTTGCTTTGTGTGCAATGCGAATAGCTTTTTTAAGTGTGGCTGGTTTTACTTCAAGTTCTTCTGCAATAGCTTTAATAGTATCAGTTAGTCCACCTTGTAGCGTATCAATCTCGTGCAACACGGACATACCTTCATTTACCAATTGAACCAATTTCAATTTTTGTTCTGCGCTAAAAACTCTGTTAGTCATGATTTTCCTTTATTAAAATAGTTATTATAACTTTATTACTCTGCAAAGTCAACATCTACCTGCTTGCGTTCTACAATCTTTTTTACCATTGTATGTAAGCCGGGATTTACCTTAAGTGCGTGTGGCATTAGTTCTTTTCTAATGTAATTTCTGGTGTAACTAGTATCATCATTACTTAAGTCTTGGCACCATGCAATATTTTTACGATTGCACCACTCTACAAATTCACTTTTGCGTGTAGTTAAAAATGGACGAACAACATTGTTTCTAGTAGAGGGAATGACTTTTGGAGTGCCTGTGATTGCGGAATGAAGATAAGTTTCTACACAATCATCTAAATGATGCCCTGTAATTACAGGCCCCAACTTATATAAGCTTGATAAAAAGTTGTAACGCTCATTTCTCCAAAACTCTTCTCGGCTCAATTTGGGATCTTTTTCTTTGTTGAGCATACCAATGATTAAGGGTAAACCACGTTGGGTACAGAATTTACCCACAAATTCGACGGCTCGCTCGCTATTTTCAGTACCATGATGGTAAAAAGCACAGGTAACGTCATGCTTTCTGCTTAAAAAGTCTGTAATGGCTACACTATCGACACCGCCACTTAGTGCTACCGTGACTTGTTTGGGCAAGGGGAATAGAAGTTTTAACATTTTGGGTAAAAAGATATAGCTTATAATAAGCTATTATAACACAATGTTATATATGTATCAACTGATTAGGTAACCAAATTATTGGAAGATATGATGATTCTTCTCACCATATATCTTAATATACTTACCTGCCAACATATCTGCCATAGCTTCAATTGGACTACCTGGGTAGCTGTCACCTGGCTTAATCATATTAAGTTCGCCCTGTCTAACATGAACCAATTCGTGGAAAACTGTTCTAAGCATATCTACTAAATTTCTATTATTAGCATATACCCAAATACTACCACTACCTTCTACATGTCCGCCAGTATGATGATTAGTTTGCGCTTCTTCAGTATCCATACTTAACTCAATCGTAGGCATTGACTTTATATGTAATTTCTTACCTGCCCATTGTGCGAATTTATCTACTTCTTGTTGAATGTCTAAATCATCACTCTGATTTTCATCTAATTTATTTTTAAGCCATTGGTCAGGTGTCTTGCTATATGCTTTTCTAAATAAATCATTTAGTGCTTTATTAGTAATTCTATGTTTTTTAGCAACCGTGCGTGTTAGTTGATCTATGGTATCATAGTTATGCTTACGCAATGAGGGTAGCCTCTTAGCTAACTCAAGTGCAGGGCTTTCTATAATAAATTCTGTATATCTCATTTTATCTTGCTTGTTCCGAGTCGAACCATGGATCAACGATGACTAGTGTGCCATCTTTACGCTGCATAACATTTTCAGTATGTAGATCCCACCCTATCTTATTTATCTGACCTGTCTTATACAAAATCTGCATTACTGTGTAAAGAGTTTCGTATTGTTCTTCTTCAACTGGACTCATACCATCAACTTTTGTAGCAAACTGATTAGCATATCTACTAAAATGTTCACTACTTACCCACATTTTGGGATAAGATAATTCTTCTTTAACTCGTGACCATGGTGTATTAGTCATAGCATAATCACTTAAAAACCAAACCATGCCCTCTGCAAAAGTGTTCTTTCTTATTGGATACAATCGCTCCATTGAAACTAGTGTGAATTCACGATCACCAATATTAAAAGTTTTGTGATGTTGACCATCTGCGCCAATGGCCATAAATTTAGGTAGACAAGCTATGTCTTTGTGTTGTTGGCAAAAATTATAAAACGCTTTAAAAGTTTCAGCAGCGGCTGATGTAGTGTTATCAGGCATTAAAATTTTAATAACACTGGCTTCATCTTTTGCCCAAACAGTAGCATCGGCACCTGAACCCAGTTTCTTATATCCAGCTTGTGTAAGCACTTTAGATATTTCTCGGCTAGCAGGTGTATTTTTTTCGGCTTCTGTGGTTAAATCTCGTATACGCATTAAGTATTTATTCTTCTTTAGCAGTATTACTGCACTTTTGTCGTTTGGCATTTGTAAGTGCGCCAAAGTCCACAGGCCATTCTGTGCCAGGAGCTATTTCATGTGCGCCTGGGGGTAGTGCGTATCTAACACCAGCATACTCTTGAATTTGAGCAATAGGGGCACGAAATTTGGTTAGATCATTGCCCAAATTAACATAGGGCTTGGTATGTGGGAATAACCAGCCTGCTACTTCATTTGTTTGTTGATTTACAACAATTTTGTAGTAGCCATTAGGAACAATCACACCCTTGCCAATGTACTCGTTACCAGCGCCATATATAGCTCCAACGAATATGGTATAGCTTTGGTTCCGTTGTACTGCCCACCCACGTACCGAAGTTTCCAGTAACTTCCAAATTCCACGGTTTAGACTGCCATGCTGTGGATACATGTTTGTCATCAAAAAACTCTCATACTCCACTTGTTGGCTCCAGCTCAGATCTCCATCTGGTGCCGCATGACCCTTGTCGTAGCCTGTGCCAGCATAGTCATCAGGGCGGGCTCCGTTTAAGACTGATTGGTCTGCAACAAAAGCATTGGTACGTGGCCAACAGCCTAGTGCATTTTGTGGTAGCAAGGTGTAAGCAACGTACACAGGAATCTTTACAGGTGCGTCATACGCAACAAAGTATGCTTCACGGCAAATAGGTTGTGCGGGTCTAGCTGTTTGTGACCAACCCCAAGGTGAGTGTACTTCACAGGCTTGTGGTGGTAGTGGAGCTCGTTGGTCCCAGGCGTTGACTGCAAAAGCAGCCGTGAGAAATAAAAATGTTATTAGTTTTTTCATGTTACATCACAAAGACTTTACCAACACTATTACTTAATACATCGTCAAACATCATTTGCATATCTCCCGCTAACATTTCACTAGCATGGGCGCGGTCACTTTCATCACGGAATTCAGGTTTGATGTTCATAAAATTAGTAGGATTTCCCCACGCTTTACGACCGTAACCTAAATTACTTGGTAATGGATTTAGTGTAATTTTACCTGTACCTAAGTATTGAGCAAACAGTTCATATAAGAATTCATATGGGCGTCTAATTTCACCACTGCGACTACTACGCTGAGTACCAATAGCATTAAATAGTGCATTGTATTCTGGAGTTAAATTATTATTCATTTGTTCTGACTTTGGTTTTCCCAAATATGAACTTGGACCTCTATCAACCTTACCGTAATATTCTCCCAGTGTAGAGTTAATGGTAGTAAAGAAATGTTTCTCTGCTTCTCCCCACGCACTCCAACCTCGATTACCTCTGTTGCCCGCTTGTATAGCATGACCAAAACGATGTGCCATCATCCATGGAGTTAGCATTACTTTTCTATCACCCTTATTACCAACAAACACTACAGTAATTTGATCTTCACTATCTTGAAGAATTGCGTCGGCTTGGGGACCAAATACTTTTTTAATTTGATCAGGTGTCATAGGTCCATATTCGCTATACTTACCAGTGCCTGGTATGTTACTAAAGAATAGACGGAAGTCATATGGAGTTTTTTCAAAGAACTTTGTAGCTTTTTCTATGTTCTTGGGATGTGGTACAAGTTTTTTATCAGGTCCTTGAAATGGTCCTGGCTTAGTAAAGTCACCCATAGTCTTATAGGTTGACAGTGCCATTTCATCCAATGACCCAGATACAAACAATGGTCCAGAAACTAAATTAGTGCTTCTTTCAGCATACATACCTTCTTGCATTTTTTCTACAAATTCTGCTGTTAAATCACGGGCACGAAGTCCGCCTCTGGGTATTAAATGAACTTCAACTGGTTCATCACCTTCTAACTTTTTAATAGCGGTCATACGATTACGGCCTTCATGACTTGCTACTTGAGCAAACTTACTAAAGTCACTGTCGTCCCATTCTTGAGGAATTTTAATTTCTAAGAATGGTGAACCAATCGCACCGCCATCTGCAATATACTTTTCTAATTCTGCGCTGTGTGGTTGACCAAGTGGCAGAGCCAGCTTTAAAAATATACTGGGCTTCATCTTGACTCTAAGACCAAAATAATCTATCTCTTGGTTATAGGGCGTGGCACCGGCACCTTTTACATTGTCGATTGAAACTTCAGTAATAAAGTCTGTTGCTCTCATTTCCAACCTTTACCTGCTACACCACTATACCATGGATCAGCAGCAACAATTGTACCATCTGGGCGCTGTAACCAATTACCACCGTGCAAATCTAACGATAGGCTTGGTAATTTATATTTATTTTTATATTCGCTACGCGCAGCGTTTAGTAATTCTGTACATTTTTTAATACTTTCAATACTATTCTTATTTGGATCAATTGCGCCTCTTTTAACTAATCTATCATACTCTTTCATCATCGCATTAGTAACAGGTTTATAAGAGATATCATGTAAGAGCCATCCCAAATATAGATCTATTGGTTGTAATCTTTCCATTCTTACTTGAACTACATCTTTGCCTACATCTATGCCATGAACGATAGGCAAGTGCTTGCTTTTGTATCCATTATGAACTAAGAAATCTACAAACGCAACTGTGGAATCAAGATGGTGTTTTTTAGCTGCGTAACGGCCGCCACCAACTACTTTAACTACTTTATCAGGATCATCTAAATGTTGCCATACAGAACCAGTCGCACCTTTTGGAATTATTTTGCCTCCACCAGGAGAAACCCATTTACCAGCACCTTTTTGTTGAATAGTTTTATTAACGAAGGCAGGGGAGAGTTCGTCCAGTGCTATGTTTTCAAAAATAAATTCTGTTGCTCTCATTGTGTATCCTTAAATATTTGTATTGGTGAAGTACCCAAAGCCTTAGCTTTCCAAATATATACATTGCCACCTTTTTTTGGAATGATAGATGGGGTCGGGTGAACCTCAATGTTCATACCTCTTGGCAATAAAACTTCGTTTTCTGATTTGTGGAAGCTTAAAGATTTAATACTAACAGCAGGAGTGCCTATAGGTAATTCTATCATTAATATGTGTTTGCCTAAGTAAGTAGTTCCAGATACCTTAGCAAATCTAATAGCTACTGATAAGCTAGTTGATGTACTTGTATAAGCAGGTAAATGTAATCTAATGGGCTTGGATCTATCAGCTTGGTATTTCTCATATGCCTGTTCTATACTTTCTGGTATACCTGAATATACCGTTCCTGGCTTGGATAATTTAAATTTTGCAAGAATGGCATCCAGTTTTTCAATATGCCCGCCAACATAACCCTTGTTGCGATTGATTTTTTTCTTACCTCGATAATGTTTATGTAAGGTGTCATTCACCTCTCTAGAACTCAAAGTATAGCCTCGCACCGAACCTGCTTTACCGTAGTAGGATTTTGGAATATAAGTATCCTTATGTATATCTTCAATAATTTCGCGTATTATCATATTTTAATCCCAGCTTTGATAAATTAGATTATGCTCTAGCTTTCTTTAGAATACTACGAAGCATCCAGGCATGTTTTGCGTGAGCATCTAATCTTTCGGCAATAAAGTTAGCGATACCTTGTTTGTTTTCTTCTTCAGCAGCGGCAAAACATGTATTCAATAAGTCGATAATTTTAGCATTATCTTCTGCTAACTCTGCCATCATTAATTCGGCTCTGGGAACTTTAAGTTGATCTTGAATGATAGTTAATTCATGAAAGCGAGTTAAACTGCCCGGAGCATAAACATCTAGTGTTCTAATATACTCTGCTGTCTTATCAATACTGTTATTATATACTTCGGTATATAGGTTATTTAAGAAATCATGGTATTGTGGAAAGTTATCCCCCTCCACATTCCAATGGAAATACTGAGTTTTTATAGAAAAACTATATACACTTGATAATAATACCTTTAAACTGTCTGATAACATAATATGCCTTATTTTTTAATTAGTTGTGACTGAGATTTTGGATATCCCTTTCGGTTAATATAAAAATCTACTTGATCTCTGGTCATTTTTTCTCTTTTTTTGTATTGACATTGATAGCCTTACCACTACGGTCAGGGTTAGGATCTTCTCTGCGCTTACGCTGAGCGGCACTTGCACGACCCTTCTTACCTAGACTGTATGCTTTGCTTTGTGGCAAACATTTTGGTTTACCTTCTCCTGGTTCTCTGGCACATGGACCTTTAATCTTTCCTTTAGTATCCATGCGAACCCACTTTTCTTTATTGAACCAATCGTGCAAACTTTCATCTGCTTGTTCAATGCCTTCTAATATAGAGCTTTCATTCTTCTTTCCACCGTTGCCCCAGTTGCTTGCACCTTTGTTACGGCATTTTACCAATGCACCTGAAGCATATGCACTAGGCCATACTCTGTAACGGCTTTTTACTTTATAGTAGCAAGCGTCTTTTTTCTCCATCATTAATGCTTCACTAAACATTGGACCAGAACAGTGTGGGCAGCTTTCTTCCGCCACACTTTGCTTATACGATAGACTCTTTGGTATGTCTTTGAATTTTCCTCTGGTGAGAGCAATATAGGAAACTTTATCTCCAATCTTTAGTCCTAAATTTGCATCTAAAACTTTTGTTATTATAAAACTCTTGGTATCGGGTATAACTCTTGCGTAGATTTGAGGGATAAATTCTTCCTCATCAGCGTCTGAGCCTTCCGCTACACCTTCATTCTTCACACAGTTGGGGTATGTTTTACCAAACATCTTTTTGTTACCTTCTTTGTGATAACCTTTCCAACATGCTTCTTCTAAATTATTCTTTGAATGATCACCGTGTGTTTTGCACATACCACAATCAGGACATGTCATTTCCATAACATTGTCAATA